CTTTGTAGGTGTAGCAATATTAAAGCTAAAGTTACCTCTAGTCATTTTAATGACAATTGTTCTATCTGCATCTGTTACCGGCTTTACCGGCTTAATAATGCCAAGAAATTCTTCATCTACACCGCTCTCTTTAAGCGCAGCGATTATTTCGTCCTTAGATTTTATACCATCAATATCTACGGCATTATCTTCGGCAAGCTTTCGTAATTCTGGTACCTTAAGTGCAGTCAGTGACATATTTCCTCCTGTAGTCCCATCTATTATACCACTTTATATTACTAGGGTCGGGGGTGGGAATTTCCCACTCCCCGACCCTAATGGGTAGTTATCAGCCAGTCTTGACGTTCTTAGATACGACATATGCATCTGCATTTTCGATCTGAACACCAACACGAGCGAATACTGTGTACTCGATTGCATCCTTCTTCGGCTTGTACTCGCGTTCGACCTGAATCTCACGCTTGATACCCCAAATTCGGTTCTGCGGGAATGTCAATTCGACATATCCATGGCCAGCTACCGCCGGAGATCCGTAATTAAGGTTCTCTAAGAATAGAGGAACCTCTTGAATCGGAATTCCGAAAGCACCAAGACCCTGTACGACCTGACCAGCGGGACCGGAAGGTGCCGCTGGGTCACCACCGAGAATCCGCTGTGACAAGTCGAGCGGGCTAACGGTATTGGTGGTTGCTGTAAGGTTGTACAGATAGTTCTGGGCCAGGACTGATCCTGTGTAGAACTTCAACTGGTTCCGACGTTGCAGGTACTTTCTCGGCATAGCCTTAATAGCTGTGTCGAAGAGTGCCTTACCAATAACGGCACCAGCATGGTCTACAACATGGCCACTAGCCAAGGATAGCTTCTTAAATCCGTCGAAAGCCTTATACAGTGGGTCAGATGTGACCAGAGTGTCGCCGTTGATAGCTAAATCTTCCACATCGTTACCGAATGCAGTAGCCATCAGCCTTGCAATGTGATCCTCCAGTGCCGCCTCTTCAATGTTATCTTCAAGAGACTCACGGGAAAGCTCCCAGTCAAGACGCAACTTCTTGGTCGTCAGAGATACCTTAGAGAAGGTGGGATCTGCGTTCACACCATCGTCAACTGCTTCGGTAGCCAGGCGGACGATCTTCTGTCCGACGTTAACCTTGTCAATATCGACAACCTCTGAGCGCATGCGTACCGTCCGGCCTTCATTGGCTAGAACTGTCGCATCCCACATGTAGTCAATGAATACGTTAGATTGCTGCGGATTCATAAGGCCACCACCACCGGTCGCTGCCAGTGTAGTGGTTACTACCTTTTCAAATAGTTCATTATTACTCACGTTTATTTTCACCTACCTTTTCTTTTTATGATTTAGTTTGAGAGTCTATCGGCTGCGAGGAAGCTGCCATTCCAGATACTCTTTTCTGATTTTGTTATTACCTCTGTAGATCCGCCAAGATCTCCAGACTTCTTAGTTGCGGTTGCCGCGTCAATTACGTCAACCTTGGATACAGTTGAGTCTACGGAAGACTTAACCTCATCAAGCTCGGCCTTTAGTTCTCCATGAGCCTTCAATAGCTCATCGTATTTGGCCTCAAGATCCTTTGTAAACGATGTGATTGCCTCAGTGACAGTTTCGATCTTTGCCTCTGTATCAGACAATGCCTTGGTAAGCTTGTCCGAAATAGTTGTGGTAAGATCCTCAAGAGCCTTCGTGAAGTCCGGGCCTTCGGTGACCTCGGCCTCCGTAACGTCAGCCGCCTTCTCGACAACCTCTGTGGTCGCCTCTTCAACTACCTCTGATGCCTCAGTATCTACCGCCTTTTCTACGACGGGTGTTGCATCTGTTTCATTTTCCACCTGTGTACCTCCTTCACTTTGATTTTCCTCTGCTGTTTCTGAGAGAAACTTTTGAACAATGTCTCTAAGATTATTAGAGTCATTTGTCTCGATCCAGCCAATATTAGTCATTGGATCGCTGCAGATGGCACAATTGGCACTTTCTGCATCCTTAGCCATAGCAATGTTATCCTTATCGCACCAGAAGACCGTTTCTGTACTAGTTTCGGCTACCATTCCCTTTAGTACTAAACCGTCATCTGCCTTTTCAATAGAAAAGATATTAGCTAATTGGTTGGCCGGACTATCTACTAGACTTAGTTCTACAAGCTCATATTTATCTACGACTCTAATTGTTTTATCTAGCGCCTTATCAAAAATGGGGGATGACTCTAAAATCTTTCCCCCGATAGAAAATCCCGTAAGGGTTCCATCAATAACCTTTTCCCAGGTTTGCGGTGCGCCCTTACTAATATATGCCTTTACAAAAATACCATCATACTCTTTATTTGTTTGCTGGTCAAAATATCGTTGTTCTTGAAATGAAAGCATTCTGCCTACGGCATTATTTTGATGCATCTCTCGGACATTCCCCCGAAATTGTTCAAAAGCTGCTCGGCTAGCATCGGCTTTGAGGATATCGTCCTGTCTATCAGCGTTATCGAGGGTCGCAAACCCTGAGACTGTTCTATTTTCTTTGTCAACTTTCGCAAATGACATAGAAAGCGATATGGTATCGCCAGATACGTCCCAATGGGACTTGTTTATATCCATGGTTTACTTAGTGTAATGTATATGTAATTATAATGCAAATAAAATGACATTAAGGTGTTGCTCTACCGTCTCCCTGAGCGTTTCTACCGCCCGTACCGGCGTCAGATTGATTTGCCGCCCGATTTTGGTCCCTTGTTCGTGACTGATTAGCTGTAGCCGTTTGATCTGCTGCTTTCTGAGCCGTTAGATTAACCGGGGCGTCTCCACCCTCTCTTGGAGGATATCCAAGTTGTGCTCTAGCCTCATTTGGGGTTAATACTTGCATTCTTACGAGACGTTCTATAATCTTTGACTGAGTATCCTCATCTGTTAACGTCAATTCATTGAATTTAAGAATAAACATATCAGTAAATTCAGCAATGAATGGTGCTAATAGTGTTTCTAGTCTAGATTGTTCCGGCCTTGTTACCTGTTCTTTAAACCCTTTATCAGCATCCTTTGATGCAGCAAGTGATAGACCTCCTGCCATTCCCGCCTTAGATTTGGGAGTCCTATGGGCCATAAAGATTTCATCCATATTAGCTTGTCGATATTGAGAAAATGAGGCATCTTGCTTTCCGGCCTCAACCGGCTCCATCTTAAACTCAACTTTGCTTTGAGGATCATCTGCTGGCAAAGGAACGTAAAGCGTTCTATGATTCTTTCCCTTTAGATTGGTCTGGAAGAATTCAATTAATTCTTTTTCGGAACGTCTAGATAGTGTTGCACCCTTAAGTGTAATAACATATCTTGGCACAGCCTTAAATTCAAAGTAGTCCAGATTAAATCTGGCTGCGAACTCATCCCCAGCTAAAGCTTTAGCGGCAGGTACTATATCTGGAATCCCATAATATGTCTCTCTTGGGGTATATTTCTTAATATGAATGACTTCATTGGGTACTGGCTGACCACTAACCGGATCTACTGTTTTTAAATCTCCATAATTTCTAAAGAATATAACGTAGGGTCCGATCATTTGGACATAGCCATCACGCATAGTCCTAATTCTCATAGATGTAGAAGCTATGTGTCCAAAGTACCCTATCTTTCCAGTGGATGTCCGGCCAACCTCAATATATCCATTTCCGGTTGCCTCATAGTCAATCCAGACTTTACGAAGTACCTCAAGAAATGAGTTTTCAAAGTTTAGATTCTCTAAAACATCAATAAGTTGTTTTTCTGCATCATCTACTTGCTTCTGAATGGTAATTCTCTTCTTTTCAGAAGAGGCACCAGATAATTTATCGATCACCTTCTGTGTTGGATCAAGGTCGTACCCTAGACCTACGATGTTTGCAACCTTTGCATTGATAGCTGCAAAGTTTGATGGTGATAGCTCATATATTTGGGCTAGATAGTCTAGATTATAGGTTGGCTGAATAACACCAAATGCGCTGTAGGCTGTGTAGTACCCTAGTTCCATGGCATAGGACTGAGCACCATCTATACCTACATATGCCTTTGAAAGTTTTCTGTTTAACTTCCGGCGAGCGTCTGGTGTAAGACTGGTAATCTTAGCCAGAGCATCTTTATCTAACTTTTCTGCGAACGGGTCCTTATTGTCAGTCTTTTCAATCTGAGATCCAACTCTTACTTCGATCTCCTGGGTTACCGGCTCATCAGCTTCTTTAACTGTCACCATGTTGCCTCTTAAAC